AAGGCCCGCAAGGACAGAAACGACCCGCCGACGTGATCGGAGCCGCCGTCATGGTGGCGAAGATCGCGACGGGGGAATTGCCCGAGTCGCCCTCAATCAACACTGACAAGCGCGACGCGGGGCGAGATGGCGGCACCGCGCGCAGTCGCGTACTGACGGATGAAGCAAAGGCGGCGTCTGCAAAGCGAGCCGCCGCCGTACGTTGGAGTACCGCTAAGCCCTGACACACACCGCTCTGTACTCCGGGGCTTGTACTGAATCGCAGTGACGGAAAGTGGTTCCCCGCTCGGGAACGAGCGGAGAACTCGGGCGCTGGGGCGCCCGAGGCTATTGATGACATGCTGAACTAAGGGAGGCTTGCCGTGCTGACCATCGTCAAAGCCTAAGGGTTCCCTGTGCCTCCCCAACCCCAACGGGGGAGGGGCGCTCAGGCGGGTCTTGCACACCCGCCTGAGCGCCAAGGGCAAGCCCTTAGCCTCAGTGCGCCCGTAGCTCAAATGGATAGAGCGTGCGGTTCGTACCCTCAGGTTCCTGGTTCAAGTCCAGGCGGGCGCACCTTTTATATAGCGCGGATTGGGGGAGTTGTGAATCCCCCAAAATCGCACTCAAAATGAAATTTATGCGTGACAAGAAGCGCGACACCGAAATTTCAAACTGAGACACTACCGGGTATGGATACGGGCGGCGCCGCCCGCTAGAATGGGCGGATGTATGACCCGCTCGCTCGCGCCATTGCTGGCATGTTCGTCTTCGGTGGGATGGCGGCGTTCGGGTGGAGGTTTACGCTCGGCCTTCTAATCGGCCTTCTATTGGTGCAGATCGCCTTCCGCTTGAAATACGGCTATTGGTTCACTGGTTAGCCGCGCCGGCAATGCCACCGCGAAGGGACAGGCGCACAAGTTCGTTCATGGGCATCTCAGAAAACACCGGAGCCGCCTCGCCGCGACGGATCGCCGTGTTGGCCCGCGCCCCGCCGACGACCTCCCCGACACCGCGCGCCGCGATGCCGCCGACGATGGAGCCGATCCCAGGGGTCGCCCCGGCCAACTGCCCCGCACCCTCGCCAACCGCCATGCGGATCGCATGCCCGATCAACTGGCTCGCCTTGTAGGCGGTGCCGGATGCGTTCTGCTTGGTCGTGGTCCGGTCAAGCATCTGCAACTCGTCGCGCAACCGGAGCAGTTCCGCACGCTCCGCCGGCCGGAAGAGGAACAGCGCCACTTCCTTCCCGTCCCCCGTCAGGGTCTCGTTGATGCGCTTCGCCATCATCCGGTAGGACGGGACGTCTTCCTTGGTGCCTTGGACCATCCGGCGCACGGCGCCCTCGCGCAGCGCCATGAATACGGGGCTGTCCGTGCCGTACATCTTGGCGAGGTGCTGGAGCGCCGCCTTCGTGCCGTCTGCCGTGCCGATCTGCCCCGCGCCGTACACGGCGTTGAACATCTCCTGCCCGGTGGCATCGCGGGACAGCGCCTTCTCGATCATGGTCTGGACGCGCGTCGCCGCGTCCTGCGGGTTGAAGAACCCGGCCCGCTCCCGCGCGACACCGCGCGCCGTCTTTAGGAGGTCGATGGTATCCTGATCGCCCTTGAACAAGCCGGATTCAACCGTGTCGTCTAGCCACTTGTCCATGCTGTTCTTGATGCGCGTCAGCGCTACGCCATCTGCGCTGTTCTTGACCGCCGGATCGTTCAGCCGCGTGTTGATGTTGCGGCGGATGCGCTCAAACTCGCCAATCGGCAAGTCCTTCATCACCATCTCGCCGGGGGCCTGAGACCGCGCAGTTACCACACCGCCGGCCGCTGACGGGACGGCCTCGACCCCCGCCTTCGTTTCGGATCGGATCGTGGCGTCGTCAATGGCCTTGAGGATCGTCTTCGTCCCCGCCATCGTGTCGTCAATGATGACGTCGTTGAGCGCGTCCTTGACCGCAATCCGCAGTCCGCCGGTCGCATCCGCCGTCGCGCTCAGAAGGTCTGCGCCTGAGTTGGCGGCCTGCCCGAGTTCCCCGACCCTGCCGTAAGCCGCGTTGGTTGCGGCGCGGGTCTGAGCGTCCGTCTGACGAACCGCGCCCTGCAACACTTGGCCGATATCGGCTTCGTCGCGGGGCAGTTCTGACCCTGAGATACGGCGCCGCACGCCCTCGATCGCCGTCCCGGCCGCCTCGCGCTGCGTGGCGTCAAACTCTTGAAGCCGCTTTTGCGCGGTGTCCCCGAGGCCGCCGTAGCGCATCGAATCCTCAAGGTTCAACTGCGCGTTGGACCCCGTGCGCTGCCCCTCCGTGCGCGGGATGTTAAACTCGCCACCGCGAACCGTCCCGACCGCCTGCGCCGCCGCTTGATCAACGTTGCCGCTGGCGCTCCGGGCCAAGTTGGAAATCTCGCGAAGCTGCGCCGCCGTGTAGGCCGACGCATCGACGCCGATCCGCTCAAACACGCCGCGCCCGAACGCCGTCAGGTTTCCAGCATCGTCAACGATGGGACGGGGCGAGGCGATGTTGCGGATGTAGGTGGACACTTTGGACGCAACCGGCATCAGGGCTTCCGCAGCCGCACCGCCGACCGCCGTCTCGGCCGCGCGCGTGCCGGAAATGCCCTGCTTGCTCCCCAGCGCCATCGCCGCCGCGTCCTGCCCGACGGACACGCCGCCGGCAATCAGCCCCCCGAGCCCGATGCGGCCGAGGAACGACTTGGCAACTTCCGCACCCTTTCCGATTTTGCCGAACGCGACGACGTCACCGACCAACTTAGTAATGTCCTGCTCAGACATGCCGGGGCGGTTCGCGTAGTACCGCTGGCCCTGCCACTCGACCATCGGGTTCCCGAAGCGGTCCTGTACCGGCTTTGCGCCGGGGAGCGTGGCGATGGCGATGTCCTGCAACTGCTTCTCGTCGGCCGACACCAACTGGCCCAGCGTCATCTTCAGCCGCTTGGTCCAATCCCCGCCACTAAGCGGGTCCATCGGGAGGGAGCCGAGTTCCGGCGCGTCCTCGCCAACGCGCCCCGCGCCCGTGAACATCGAATGCCACGGCACATCGGCCGGCTTCTCAGCGACGGGCGGGGGGGCGGGGGGCGCGACGATGTCCCCAGCGGCCCAATCGGGCACGCCAGTCGGTGCGGCGGCCGGCGCGGGGGCCTGCTGCGTCGGCGTGACCGGGCCGGGGCGAATGAGGTCCGCTTCCCACCAATTCGCGGCGTTCGTCATGCGATCACCTCTTCACGGCGAACTGCTGCACGCCATCGGGCATTTCGAGGATGTAGACCGTGCCGGCGGGCAGCCTGTCGCGCGCTTGCATTCCGTTGACGGTGGGGATGCGCGGGAACGCCGGGGCGATGTTCTGATCCGCCCATTCCCCAAAGCCGGCCATCGCCCCCTTGTTGTTGGGGTCGGATAGCCACCGCTCCATCGCGTCCACGACCTTCTGTTGGCGCTGGTACATCTGCTTCATGCCGCCCGCGATGAGAAGATTGGCGGCGGGGCTGTTCGACAGGTTCGGGACGGCCTGCGTGAACATGCGGACGTCCAGATCCGACGATGCACCGGACCCAGGAATACGCATCCGGGGAATGATGAAGGACGCGGTTGATGCCAGAAGCTGCTGGTTGCTGACCTTCTCGGCATCTTCGGGCGAGAATGCCCCAACTTCTACCAGAACCTTCCGCAACGGCAGAAGCGCCGCGGTCAGCGGGCCGGATTCGTTGCCGGCGAGCGCGAGGCGCTGAATGATGTCTAGGCGCGGGATGATGTCGCCCTGGTTAGAAATCGCCTCGCGCGCCGTGCCCAGCAGTTCGACGTTCTTCTTCATGATCGCCGTTTCGGTCGGCGGCATGTTAACGGTGGCCGATGGTGCCGCAGGTGCGCCACCAAGCCGGGCGCCAAGGGTGCCGTCCGGGTTGCGGGCGAACACGCCTTCAGCGGTCGTGACGGTCGGAGACGGGCGAGGCGTTTGCATTGACGCCGACAGATAGGTCCGGCCCGCGCCATCAGGGTCCGCAAGGATGATTTGCTTCTGCGCGGGCGTCAGCTTGGCATCGGCGTCAAGCGCCGTCCGCAACGCCTGCCGGGTCGCGCGCTGCTGTTCGCCCGCCGCGATCTGGCCGCCGATCTGCGCTCGCTGGACAAGTTCGCGGACGTTCTGATTGCCCGTCTTTTCGACGTTGGCGAGAGCCGTTTTCCCCGCCTCTCCGATGGCTCCGAACAAGGACGGAGACCTACTCGCCATCATGCCGAGGCCGAGTTGCAGCAAGAGGTCGTAGGGTCGCGCGGCGCGGTCCTGTTCAACGGCCCGCTCATATGCCTCCGTCGTCAATTCGGGGAACACGGCGGGCGCACGTCGGCCCGGACCCGCCCCGCCAAATCGCGTCAACAGGGCTTCAAGAGCGCCGGTGTCCAGTTCGCCAGCGTCGTCTTCGGAGACGGGGATGATGCCAGTCATAGGTCACCCTTGATTGCGAAAGCCGGGGACGCCAGTGCCGCCGGGGCCGAGCCAGCCGAGCCCACGAGGCCCGGCGATCCCGACGCCCGTGGCGCCGGCACCGATCACCTGAGACATAAGGCTCGCGCCCGGTGCCGTCGTCGTCGTGGTCCGCTCGAAAGGCGTCCCGGCAAGCACCGACTGAATGTATTGCTGCATCTGCATCGGGTAGTCGCGAGCCTCGCGAAAATCCCCATACTGAGTGTCAAAGATGCCCTGCGCGATGCCGCGCTCCTGCCCGCCAAGCTGGTTGAGCATTTGAATGATCGCCATTTCGTTTCCGAAGCCCGATTGACCGAGGTTCGCAAGCGCCTGCCCTGACGCAAGGTCTCGATTGGCTCCGGCATTGGTGATCTGGTCAAGCAACTGCGCGATTTGCAGTCCGCGACCTTGTTCCGTGTTGAACTGTTGCTGGCCGCTTTCAAACGCCTGCGATGCGACTTGTCCGACCTGCCGTTGCGTCTGGTCGCGTTGAAGGCTCTCCGCGACCGCCTGCCGGGACCCGCCGAACGCGCCGGCCTTCGCCGCGCGCGCGCGAATGTCGTTGAGGTTCCGATCGCCCGTGCGCTCGATTTCCCCGAACACGGCGTCCATGTAGGGGTTCATAAACGCGGTCGTGTCGCTGTCCTTGAACCGCTGGCCGGAGGCAAGGGCCACGCCCCGCCCGCCGCTGTCCACGCCGGCCGCGCCGCGCACCATCCCCGCCGCTTCGTCTAGGAACGGGTTGCCGGTAACGTTCCGCGCGCTTGCCCGAGCCTGCATTTCGTCGGGCGTGAGCCCCGCGACGCGCGGGCCGGTGTACTGGATCGGTCGCCCGATGTTTTCCGGGTATGCGCCGCCCGCGATTTGTTCGGCGGTAATCAAGTTCCGCCGGCCGGCATCCTCGACCCATCCGGGAACGCCCTGCGTCGCCGTGGTGGTCTGCTTCCCGGTCCCCAGTAGGTTTCCAAGCCAGCTCATATCACCACACCCCCATGTCATTGCTGTCGGACCATTCGGCCGACGGCGATCCCTGCCACCCGCCGCCCTGATCGCCACCGCCACCGCCCACATTGTCGTAGGGGCCGAAGGCTGCGTTGCGGCTGTCGTAGGCGTTCATAAATCCAGTGTTGGCCTGATCAAACGTGCTGTCCCCGAACATCCCCATGGACAGCGCGGCGGCAAGAGCGGGGCCGTACTCAACGGTTTCCGGCAAGCCGAGGTCTTTCAACCCCGCGTTCGCCGCGCGAACGTCAAGCCCGACGCCGCTCGCAGTTCCCAAGCCGGGGACGCCCATCAGCGCCCCCAGGACCGTGCCGCCTAGTCCGTACTGCGTCCCGCCGACGATGTTGCGGCCCGACCGTCCCGCTGCATCAGGCGTACCCATGCCGCCGTCATCGGCGCCGCGCGTCTCGATCGGCATATCAACGCGGGGGATCGTCGCCGCATCGGCCGGCTTCTGTTCTGTGGCCTGGACCTTCGGCGGGGGCGAATAGCCCCTCACGCGATCGGCGCCGAACAAGCCGACCAGCACGTCAAGCATGGATGCCATGGATTACCTCCGCCCGCCGGCCGGCTGAATTTCAAGCTGCACCGCCCCCAGACGCCACGTCGTCGAAGGGTCGGGCAGGCTTTCGATGCGGACCCGGACTTGTCGCGCGGGGACGCGCATCGTCACGTCCTCAGTGGACGGCCCAGCGGCGAACGGGCCTTCCGTCGTTTCTACACCTTGGGGCTTGTCGCGGGTCAAAAGGTAGAAATTGACGCCGACCGCCATGTCCTTGAAGTCGGGCACCCAACGGAACACGTCCATCAAGGGCTCGCCTTCCCCAAGTTCGACGGGGGACGATTCGATGTAGACTTCCGAGTAGGCCGCGCCGTTGTCGCCGGTCCCGCTTTCCATGAAGAAGAGGTTGCCGTCGTCGGTCGCAGATATCGGGTTTCCGACCCCGGAACGATCCGCCCACGCCGTAAGGTCGAACGTCCCGATGGACCATTCACCGGAGACGTAGTTCCACGTTACGTAACGGCTGCATTCGAGGTTGTCGGTTCCGGTCGGATAGAACGTCCACAGTTCCGTGAACTGGCTATTCGACCCGGTGTAGATTTTGACATCTTGCACCGGGGACAGCGTGTCGAACACGTAGTCCCGCACCGGGCAGTCGATCGCCTTCGGGGCGCTGCCGTCGTAAAGGAAGAACTGCCGGGATTGCCCGACCCAGAATGCCCGCCCATCTTGCTCAGAGAACGCGCGCGGCCCGATGATGCCGCACTCCGTCCCGAGGGGCTGGAAGCTGAAAACAAACGTCCCTTCGCCCGTGTAGCGCATGGCGTAAAGGGCGCGATCGGTCCAGATGAGGTTTTGCCCGACGGACGCCTTGCCGCAAATGCCCTCCGACCCGATGGCGAGCGTGAAATCGCCCGATTGGTTCGTATCGCTCGCCGTCCATGCCGTGTTGTCCTCTTGGTCCGACCACCGGACTAGCCGAGGATCGTAGACTGAGGACAGGTTCGTGGACCCCACGCACACGACGTGCCGTTCTGGGGTGACGAACATATATCCAATCTGAGCCGGGGCGTTGCTCACGACCGCCGCGCGTTGGGACGGGTTTAGCTGCCATTGATACAGGCCGTCGTATCGGGGATTGGCGAGTAGGTATTCCCCCCACGCCGCGAGGCTCCATGTCCGCGCTTGGTTTTCCTGCGCCCCGCCACCAAGGCCGAAGCCACCGGACCCGAACCCGCCGACGCCGAACCCACCACCTCCGAGGCTGTCGTCGTTTCCGACGCCGATTTCCGCTTTCGCTTGGACGGTCGTTGAGCCGCCCGAAGACGATGCGTTCGCCGTGCCCGCGCCGGTGACGGTGAACGTGCTGGTCGTCGGAACCGTCTGGACGACGTAGCTTTTGAAGTGCCGCGCCAGAACGCTCGCGCCGCCGCCCGTGGCCGATGACGTGGCAACGGCCGAGTGATAGATCAGGTACACGTCTGCCGTCAGAACGGTGATCGTGTAATCGCCCGAGATTGTGATCCCGCCGACCGCCGATGCGCCTGAAAAGTTGACGATTTCGCCCGTGACGAAACCATGCGCGGTCTGCGTCACCTCGACCGCCGCCGACGCGCTAACGGTGGTGAACGGGCTGGAAAGCGTGGCGTCGTCGCCGCCCACCGTGAGGTTGTTAACCGCTCCGGCGGGCGTGTGGATATAGACGTAATCGCCCGGCGATAGCCCGTGCGTCGTCCATGTGACCGTCGCGGTTGACGATCCGTTCGTCGTCGCGATGGGGTCCGTTCCGAGCGTGGCCGATAGGCGGATGGGCGTGATGTCGTACAGCCGGCCGCCGTAGTAGGCGTATAGCTTCTTCGACGTGCCGACCGCGCAGTAGGAGTTTCCGGCGTTGTCCGACCACGGGAGCAAGCCCCGGCATCGCCCGATGAACGTGCTGATGCCCGCCAGTTCCCGCCCGCCGATGGGCTGGGGAAGTCCACGGTAGAAGCGCACCTTGTCGCCGTCCGTCCACCGGGGGCGGCTCGCCAACTCCGTTTCGTCCTTGACGATGCCCGGCTGGAATTGGAGGCGCGCGTAGGGCATTAGATCATCGTCCGCGCGGGGATGCCCATCTGGCGGGTGCTGAAGTTCCGGCCGAAGGGCGATGCACTGAGCGGGTTGCTCATGGCGTTGGTCTGCTGGCTGCCCATCGCACCGGAGCCGAACTGACCGGCGAAGCCGCCGAAGAGGTCGCCAAGGCGGCCCATGCCGCCGTAGCCCCCAGCCTGCCGCCCGTCGACACGCCCGCCGCCCATTCCGCCCCCTAGATAAGGCGTCGGCGCAAATGGACCACCTTTGTTCCAAATGCCGCCAAAGTCGTACTGACCGCCGCCACCCGCACCGCCGCTAAAGGGGTTTGCAATTCCGCCGCCGAACAACTGCGCGAGGGTGCCGCCGAGCCAATCCGGCTGGCCGCCCATGCCCGGCATTTGCGTGGGTGTCTTCTGCGTGATCGGGGTGACAATTGTCGGAGCGGGCGGTGCCGGGGCGGTTGAGCCGTTGCGAGAAAACGCATCCCCCCCCGAATCTTTGAGCATATTGGTAAGCCACGACGCTGTAGCGTTGAGGTCAGAACCAGTTGCGCCCCGGTAAAATCCCGCAGGAGCAACCAGAGACCCAAGCTCGGTTTCATTCGGGTCACGCCCGAGCGCGTTACGGGCCGCAGTAACCCCAGCCCATCGGTTTTTGTACTCGTCCGTGTCCAGAAGTGACGTGCCAAGGGTTTCGGGGTTCACGCCGACCGCGTTCCACGCTTCGACTTCCCACGGGTTCGCGTTGCGGCCGATGGTGCGCTGAAAGACGGCGTTCGCCTGATCTTGGGTGAGCATTTCAGCCTCCGTTCACGATGGCGCGCAGGGTGGCGCGACGCTCCGCCCATGCGGTGTATCGGGCTGGCATTTCATTGCCGGCCGCGATGTCTTCGATCCACCTTGGCTCGAACTGTCCGTCGGTGATGGCGAGCGCGGCGCGGGCCTGTTCCGCCGTCATGGGCGGGGGGTCGCCGTAGGTGTAGGTGGCCGTGGCGCTGTTGGCGCCGATGGTCCACGCCCGTCCGGTGGTGATCTTGCCCTCCGGGGGGCTCGCGCCCGTATCCGTGGCGGGGAGCGCCGTGAGCGGGCCAATGACCAGCGGCTTGACGGGCGCCACGCTCGGCGGGCTGATGTTGTGCCCGCGCTGATGGAGCATGGCCGCGACCGCAGCCGGGTTCCAGCCGGCGAACTCGGCGACGACCGCGCCGTCCTCTACGATGACGTGCATGGTCATGCGGCAATCCCCCCGACGTCTTCCGCCCAAATGCGATGGTGGACGATCTGGCACACGTAGGCCGGGATCAGCCCGTAATGCGCCGCTATGTCCTTCTGCATTTCCCCGGCAGCCCACCGCGCGCGGATGTCCCGCGCCACTTCGATGCTCAGGTGAACGCAACGCCGGTTCCGCTGCTGCATCTTGCGGGTCGCCCACCGGACATTGTCCGGCTCATAGCCCCGGTTATTGTCGATACGGTCAAGCGACAGGCCGTCAGGGCTTTTGCCCATGTCTGCGTAGAAATTCTCAAACGACATCCAACGGTCGCAAACCGCGATGCCTCGACCACCGTAGTTTTTGAAATGCTTGTCGGCCGGATCAGTGCATCTTTTTACCATTGCGAGCCAACGGTTGTACGTCTTCGTATCCTTCCCGTGACGCTTGAGTTTGATCGTGTTGGGGTCTCCGTGCGCCATCATTCTCATGTAATGAGTATGGCAGTACCCACGGGCTCTGTGCGTCTTGGTGCAATTCGGGACGGCGCACATCTTCATTATGCGGACCTCACGGCCATAAACACGTAAGTGTCACCAGTGTTGTTGAAATCCGTGTCGGTGGACGCGATTTGGAACCCGGTTCCCGTCAAGTCCACGTAGTCAGCGGGGGGGCCGCCGCCGTTTTCAAGACTGGTACTGCTCGGGAAAAGTGTCGGGTCGTTTCCGGCGACAATTCCGCGTGCCGTGTCAAAAATGACCCAGCTCCCATTTCCACCAGACGCCCGCTTAATCATCACGAACTGCGGGTTCCACCCCAGCGTCACGGTCGGCCCGCTTGCGGACCCGTTGCCCGTGTAACTCCCGCACTGCACGATGCCGTCCGCCGCAACGTCGTGTGCGAACAGGTAGGCGACGTAGGTTCCGCCGCTGGCGTTGACGCTGGCTTGCGTCCCGACGCTGAACACGGACGATGTCGGCTGCGTATCGTTCCAATAGGTAGCGTCGTCAGTCGGATCGATCGTCGCCAAGAGAAGGTAATCGGTCTCAGGATTGGCGGTATTCGATCGATGGTAGACGATCCACTCGCCAGACCCGCCGCCCGTGTCCCGCCGCTTCACGATAATCAATCCTGGCGTCGTGCCGAGACCGTGCGCGATAGTGCGATTGGCCCCCGTCCCCGTGTACGTCACCACATCAAAGAAGCGGGCGGCGCGGGCGAAGGACCATGCGACGTAGGTGGCCGTGTTGGTGTTTACCTTCGCCAGCGTGCCGAGGTCGAAGCCCGTCGTCCCGAACGCCGTCAGGCCCGTGGACTGCGTTGTTTCGGCCGCCGTCGAGTTGCTGACCAGATCGAGTGTCGCACCGCGAGCTGTGTCGTAGAGCGCGTGATCGGTCGCACCGGATCGGCCCTTGATCCAGACGAGGTCGGCGTCAATGCCGCTGGTGATCGTGCGGTTTGACCCGTTGCCGGTCCACAAGGTCGTAGCGAAGACCGCGCCCACCGCAGGCGCCCCGCTCGTCGCCCCTTGGAAGAAGGGGATCATGCGCTTGCCCACGCACGGCGACCGTGCCAGTTCGTGCCCGCGTTGTAGGTCACAAAGGCCAGTTCGTCGGTCCCGGTCGAGGTCAGTGTCGGCGCGCTGTTGCCGTTCCATCGCACCGCAGTCGGCCACGTCTGCGTGTACTGCCCGCCGTTAATCAGAAACAAGCTAAACGCCCCAGCCCGCGCACCGGCCGGAGGGTTGCTAAACACCCACGTCGTCGTGGCCGTGGACGTAGCCGAGAAGGCGTTGCCGTGCAGCAAATCCGCCGTCGCCGTGCCGCCCGCGTTCCCCAACGTCGAAAGCGTAAGCGAGTAGTCGCGGATTTCAGGGCGGATCAACTGATGATCCGTGAAGTTCAACGAA